ACAGACTTTGTTAGTGCTCATCAACTACGGCAAGTGGTTCAGAGAAACTTGATCACTAACGCAGAGGGCAACATTACGGGTGTCGGGCCAGCGTTCCAACAACTCGTTAACCGAGCGTTTAACTCCGTGGGTATTGACGCTGGAAAAGACTACGAGAACGTAGACCAGTTCAATCAAGATATGCGGCGCGTTTCAAACTCGTTGCTTAAAGATCTTCTGGGCGAAGGCTCCAAGAACGTGTCCAATATTGACCGTAAATTGGCTGATGAAATTGTGGGTCTATACGCGGGGTATGGTGGCTACATATTCCAAGATCCAGATTTGTTGAATCAGCGTCTACAGAATGTGCTTGCTACTCTTGAGCGTAAAGAACGCAACGCTCTGAATGTGTTCCAAGGAGCGATAGACTCCACGGAAGGTATGACATTCCGTTCTGGTAAGGACGTTAGTTTGAACATTCCAGAGTCCGCAAGAGCCGCGCTACAGGGGCAGGGTTCTACTGCGTTGAGTTTCCAGCAAGGTGACGATGGCGTCTTTCGGAGGGTTTAATGGCTATCATTAAAGTAGAGACCCCCCAAGGCATCGTATCTGTTGAGATTGAAGGGGATCAGCCGACTGCGGAAGAAGCACAGGCAATCAACGACCAATTCTTCAACACTGCGAGTGCCCCGTCTTTAGATCTGACAACGGCTAGCACGGAGGAGATTCGTGACTACGCTCGTGCCCAGCGTCTTGCAGGGATTGACCCAACTACTGGCGGTCAAATCACAGAACAAGAGTACATTAGTCAGTACAAGGAACCAGGTGTGGACTACCGCACCGGAGTTGACAGTGTCGGTGGCTTCTCTCGATTCCAGTTTGGTCGAATGGACACGACTGAGGAGAAGTCTAACTACCTCCGCACCGTAGTGGGTGAAGAAGGCTATCGTGTAGACCCGCTTGGCCGACACATCCTCACGCAAGAAGGTCGCACTAAACTTGGTCTAGGTGAGGGCCGCGAGCTTGCTGTGGATGAGGAAGGCTTCTCGTTCAACGATGTAAAAGAGTTTGCTGGTGCCACTGCGCTGCCGATCATTGCTGGTACTGGTGCCGCGATTGCGGCATCTGGTGTTGGGTTTATACCGGGTATGCTTATCGTGGGCGCCGCAACAGCCGGCGGTAAACTTTTGGATGAAGGCATTGAAGCCGCCGAGGGTTTACAGATGCAGGGCATTGGTGACATTGCTCGTGATTCTGCATACGAGGGCGTGTTTGGTCTTCTTGGCGAGGGTATCGGCAGAGGTATTTCTAAACTCTTTGGCCGTATTATCAAAGGTCCGGGGGGAGAGGCTAACGAGGCTCTGCGTGCACAGGCTCGTGATGTTATCAATCAAGGCTATCGTCCCACGATTGCTGGAGCCACGGACGAAAGTTTTCGTCCTGTCTTGAACCGTCTACAGGCAGTTTATGAGGGCGTCTTCCCGAATCAGAAAGCTGCAATGAACAATCTTAATCAGGTTGTTCAAGACCTTCGCGGTTTGGGTGTAGCGGATGATGCCGCTATCAACAACTTGGATGAGGTCGTTAAGCGAGACATTGAAAACTTCTACGCTGGAGCAGATCAGCAACTAGCTAATGCTCAGATGCGAATGGATGAAGCAGTCCGCAACGAAATCAGTGCGATCATGCGGAACCTAAAAGATGGGGACGCCATCCCTAAGAATCTGGATGATATGATTCGAATGCGGAAGCGCGTGTTTGATGAAGACATTGATCGGCTGTATACCGCTGTTAATGACAAGCTGCGCGGTCAAGCAATCATTCCTACCGCTGGGATCAAGAAAGAACTAGAGCGTCTGACGCGAGATTCTATCGCCGACATTGGTGCGACTCGATTCGCGGCACAGGTTCGAGGTCTTGGAGACTTTGCTACACCTCAAGAGCTGTCTCGGATTCGCACAGGCCTGCTTGATGCTTCACGCAACCCAGCTCTTTTAAACGATGTCAACGTAGGCGCTCTTGGTTCACTCAAGGCATCTGTTAACCAAGCGTTTACAGACGCTGAGATTACTTTGGCTCAGATGTCCAAGATGGGACTGGACGACGCGATCACACCTATGGGTGGCCCTTCAATCATCCGTCCTGATGGATTTAAAATGAGCATTTCTACGGGGGAGGCCGCAGATGCGCTGAACTTGTTGAGCCGCACGAATCAGTTCTACCGTGACAGCATTGGCCGCTTCGACAATATCGTTGTACAGGACATCATCAAACAAACTCGTTCTGGTCAGATGAACATGCGGTTCATTTTCGACAAGATTATTCAGGAAGATAACCCTGAAGCCTTTGACCAGTTGATGAAGGCGATTCGTGGTGCACCCACGGGCAAGGCTCTGGGTGCGGAGACAGGTATCGTGGATTTGGCCGAGGGGACTCGGATTCTAAAGACTCGCAAGATCGGCAATCGTACTGTCGAACAGGCGCTAAAGGATGTGCAGGATCTGCCGCCAGACAATCGTACTCGTATGATGGTCGAGAAGGCCGCTCGTGACATTGAGGCGGAAGCTGCGGAGCTTGCTCGTATTCGTGGCAACGGGGCGGAGATGGCTGAAGAAGTACGCCAAGGCCTCTCCAAGATGTACCTGCAAGAGCAAGTCAAACGCTCCTTGGTAATCGACCCTGCCACGGGTCAAGAGGTCATTGACCCGATTAAACTGGTTGCGAATGTCCGAGAGAAGGGCACAACCGTTGACAAAATGCTGGGCAAAGAGTTGAAGGATGTGAACGACATCCTTACGGTGCTTGAGCGTGGCAAGGCGAACCTTGCACCAAGTGTTGTGAACCAGCTTCGTAGTAAGCCTCTTGGTCAGGCACTGAAAGATTTACAAGCCGCAGAGGCACGAAGAGCCGCCGCAGACAGAGATGTAATCATCAACACCTTGCGCTCTACCAGCGATCCAGAAGTCATCGCTCAGACCGTGTTCAAGTCTCCGAGTTCTATCAAACAGGCGCAACGCTTCTTGCCCGAAGAGACAATGAACAATGTTCGTGACGCTTCAATGGGCAGGATCCTCAAGCAAATTGGTGCGACGGTTGACGAGGCCGGCGAGATTCGTATGACGGATGACTTCGTTGAGTCGTTCAAATCGGGCAAACTCGGCAACAAGCTACAGTCTGTACTTCGCTCATACGGCCCAGAAACAATTAACGCCATGTTTGGGCGGAATGCGTTTGAGAGTCTGAACACCATGGCCGAAACCATGGTTCGCGCATCTAACGCCTCGATTGCTGGTAAGGGCGGTCTTGCCGCGCCGCAGATTGCACTTGGCCTTGGTATTACCAGTTTGATCATGAACCCGCTTGCGACATTACCAACAGCGGTTGCATATGGCGTAATGTCAAAAGCACTGCGGCATCCAAAGGTTCTACGGATGATGATGGCTTCTCGTCAGCCTAATAGCGTTAAGCAGTTCTTGTCTGGTAAATTCAAGTCTAACGACCCAATAGCGCAAGGCTTCCAAGTCCTTAATCAGCTAGCCGCTGCCGCCACTGTGCAGGGCACTCGTATGGGTGTAGAGCAATCGAGAGAAGAACTTCGTCCTGTAACACAGGCCGCACAGCAACAGTTGGCTCCTGCGGCCAATCAAGCCATACAAGCGGCTCAAAACGCAGTTACACAGGCACCTCAAGTCGCCCCCGCCGCAACCGGTACGGCGGGTCAGGTTTCACCAATCCTGCTGCCGGATCCCGCGACCCAAGCTCTGGCGCAATCTCTTGGAAGGACTACTCCATGAACAAAGATCAGCTTCGTGAAGAGCTTGCAGAGGATGAAGGCTGCAAGTTTGAAATCTACCTTGATCACCTCGGCCTACCTACTTTTGGGATCGGCCACCTTGTGGTTGAGGACGACCCAGAACACGGCCAGCCCGTTGGCACGCCCGTTGATGAGGAGCGCGTGCGTCAGGTGTTCAGCCTAGACATCGCGTCCACGCTGGACGAGTGCAAAGTCCTGTATCCAGACTTTGACGATCTGCCGGAGGAATGCCAGTTGATCATCGCAAATATGATGTTCAACATGGGGCGCCCCCGCCTGTCAAAATTCAAGGGCATGAAGGCCGGCGTTGATGCGCGTGATTGGAATCGTGCAGCTGACGAGATGGTAGACAGCCGCTGGTATGACCAGGTCACCAACCGCGCCAAGCGTTTGGTAGCGCGTATGAGAGCGTTGGCGGACTAGCCAACCTCTCCCCAGTTGTCACCTAGTTCCTGATCGACCTTGCTTGGCACCTTCAGAGGTGTGCTGGTCTCCATGATCTCCGTGATTCTTGCGGCTTGCTCCTCGGACTCGACGTTGAAGCACAGTTCGTCATGCACGGTCAGGAGCGGCACCAGACCCTCCTTGTAGCACTCTGCCATGGCAACCTTGGTCTGATCCGCCGCAGAGCCTTGTATAAGCCTGTTGAGCGCCTTGTAAGTAAATGCGCGTCTCAGTATAGGCCCGTACTCCTTCTGCGCCTGCTCAAGCCTCATAGGCTTGTTATAGCCAAATGTCTTAGGTTCCCACATGTCAAACCGGCACAAGCGTCCTTTGAGTGTACGAATCTGCCCATGGATGCTGGCGTGCTTGGAGGCAAAGTCCGCAACGCCTTTCACAAACGGCACCTTCTGATGGTACTGGTCTAACAGACTGGTAGCCTCTTCCATTGAGATGTCCATGGTGTTCGCCAGCTTGCCCTTGCCCATGCCATACATGATGCCAAGGTTCACGGTCTTAGCCTGCTTGCGACTGATGTCCGCCATGTCTGCTACCATCTGATGGAAGTCCGCATCGCCCTTGTGGTACTCGGCCACAACGTCATCAATCATATGATGCCGATACTTGGACGGCAGACTCGCGCAGTAGTGGACAAGGAGCCTCGGCTCTTGGCTCGAGTAGTCAAAGCTACCCCACTTGCACCCTTCGTCAGGAATGAACAGGCCACGAATCATGGCCTTGATCTCTGGATCCCGCGCCGGAATCTGCTGGAGATTCATGTTGCTGGATGAGAACCGGCCTGTGACCGTGCCGCCATCGTCAGAACGCAGTGGATGGAACTCACAGTGGATGCGACCCTTGTGGGCAAACTTGAGGATGTTGTCGATGAATGTATTGCTGGACTTGTCGAGTTCGCGCAGTCGCAGGATCTTTGCCGCTACAGGGTGGCTACAGGCTTGCAGGAAGGCCTTCGTGAAGGACGGCTGGTTGTTACCCTCAGTCCGGTTGTAGTACAGGCCGTAGTGGTCAAATACGGACGCTACGCTCTTCGCGACCCACGGCTCTACGCTCACCCCTGTCTCGTGCTTGATCTGCTTGGCTAGTTCCTGCTTGAGGCCGATCAGCTTCTTCTTGGCAATCTCGGCGCCATCCATGTTCACCTTGACGCCCTTCATACGCATGTCCAACAGGAGCGGTATGAGCGAGGTCTCCAGATCGAAGACATCCATCAGGCTCTGCTTCTCCAGATCCACGCGCATCATGTTCCACAGCTTGAGCGTCAGCTCTGCGTCCTTTTCGGCATACGCCCCCACGAACCGTGAGTTGAGCCGCCACATTTCTGCCTTGGGATCAAAGCCGTGGTCTGCCGCCGCAGCGCGTAGGGTTCTTTCGTCCTTACGCTCGTCAAGATAGTCTTTAGCCAAGTTGTTAAGGCTGTAGCTAAACCGGTTCTCGTCCAGCAACGGAGCGGCCACCATGGTGTCAATGATCGTGCCCTGAATCTTGACCCCCGCCCACCGGAGCCATCCAGCATCGTAGGTAGCATTGTGCATGATCTTGGGAATGTGAGGCGTAGCAAGCTGTGCCTGTAGCCACTTCATGACCTTGGCCTGGGGGATGTTGCCCCCGCCCTCATGGGCGATAGGGTAGTAGCCTACGAAGTCGCCGGCAGCGATAGCCACACCTACGATGAAACCGTCGCCACGCGCCCAGCCAGGACCAAGGGTTGTCAGGTTGGGATCGTTGGTCTCAAGGTCGATAGCGATAGACTGGCTGTTCGTCAGGTCTGGGAACACCTCCGGCGGCACCCAGTCCTTCTCAATGGTGTCCAAGTCTAGCCGGTTGAGGAACGTAATCTGACTACTTTCCTTTGCCATCTATCTCTCCTCCAAGGCTGGCATACCCAGCAATGTCGATCCACGAATCCTGATGCGTCGGCGTGACAATCAGTCTAGCAAGTTTCAGCGCCGTAAGACACTGATAAACTTGGGAAACCGTAACATCCTTTTCTAGGATGACAGACCAGAGCTGTGCCACACGCTGGTGGTTCTCGTAGGCATCACCATAATCCCTGGCTCTCGGCCCATTGACCAAGTCCTTGGCAGTATCAAGTAGCTTATCTCTTTTCATATCTCGTACCTATACTCTGAATGAGACTCCACGATGTGCAGATTCTCTTTGGCTCTGGTGACCGCCGTGTAGAACACACGGTGCTCGTCGTCCTGATCTGGGTTGTTTACGGCTGGGTAGGTCGAGTCCGTGAGCAACAGCACGTTGTCGTCCTCGCCGCCCTTCATGCGGTGGATGGTGGACAGGTTGATCCTAGGATTCGTGAGATCCTCACCGCGCCTCCGCACGGCACCCATGTACCGGACATCCTCTTTTGACATGTTGACCACGATCTCTGGGCGCATGTCTCTGGGCGCCAGCAAGCCATGCTCGGCCACTAGGTTGTCGTAGTTGTGAGAGCCTTGTGGATCTACCGCGTCAAAGGTTTTGGACGCAGCGCGTTTCAGTAATGCCTTCTCACCTTGCTTCGGCATGAAGCCGTACAGTTTCTTGATGTCGCCGACCCCAGCGGTCTCGCCCCTAGCAAGCCGCTCCCAAGTGCTCATGGCCTCCAACAGATCTGTAGAGATGGACGAGTGACCAAATCGCTCAAACAGATAACCGTCTTGGCGTAAAGATTCTTGAATACTGTTCAAGGTTTTGTTGGTTCGCGCCATAATTGTCCACGAACCTTCATCAATATTCACATCATACCAATTCATGTGAAAATCTACGTTGCCGTCTTCAGTCCTAGGATTCCAAGCCTTTTCCTGACGATCATTGATCCGGTGCACAAGATGGTTGGCTATTCTGAATACGGACTTGGGCACACGGTAGCTCTGGCTCAGAACGCGCTTGTTTTCACAGGCGTTCATGAAACTACGAAGATCCACACCGTTCCAACGGTGGATGCACTGGTCATCGTCGCCAGCGTACCAGACACGATCCGCAGTCTGCTTGAGTACCTCTACCTGCCTCCACTGTAATGGTGTCAGGTCCTGGGCTTCATCCACAATAAGGACATCCAGCGTGGGTGCTGTGCCCTGCTTCACGAACATTTCAATCATATCGGTATAGTCAAACTTCATCTCGTCTGACTTATACTTGGCGTACACATCGTTGACGCGCTTCAACATCGTCCAATGCAGGTCGTAATCGGCGCGGTCATTGTACTCCTCTTCCATGCTGATACAGCGCAGCTTGGCGCGGCTGATGATCTCCAGATATCGGTTGCCCTCCTTCGCGGACAACGGAACCAGACCATCCTCCATCATCTTTGCAGTGCCTCGATCAAAGGACATGCCCAGTTCTTCGGACAGCTTGTAGAAGTCCACCGAGTCTATCGTCTCCTTGGAATCCATGCCCAGCCAGTTGAAGCCTATGGAGTGCAACGTCTTGAACCACGGCACATCCTTTTCGGTCAGTTGCAGTTCGGCACCCACACGCTGCCTTGCTTCTTGGATGGACTTACGAGAGAACGACACGAACCCGATCCTGTCCGGCGGAGTGCCATTGGCTAGCTCTTGGCGCACGATCTCAATCATCGTGTGCGTCTTCCCGCACCCTGGTGGCCCGAAGATCAGTGTCTCTTCAGTCACAGTCTTTTTCCCTTGGGCGGTTGGTCAGCCACTCTTCAACCTCGGAACGTAGCCATCTGGTTGAGCTGTTCTTGTCTGTCTCAGGACCGAGCACAATGGGTTGAGGGAAATGCTTTGTCTCTACCCAACGATAGATAGTTGACCTAGCCACACCCAACCGACTGACCACCTCGCCTATCTTGAGATACTGTTCATCAGAACGGTATGTCATAAACCTTCTCCTCTTCTGACGGTAGGTCGATTTCAGTGTTGTCAAACTCCGGCACAAACCAGACGCGAAGATTCTTCCATTGACCTGTATCTTCGTCTTTAAACTTGTAGGTGGTGTTGCAGTCGTGACCACCGTTCATATCCTTGAGGCGCTGCTGAACCTGTGGCCGCTTCAATTCACGGAACCCACGGTTGCGTAGGAACTCCATCAATCCCTTGATCGTGAACATGGTCATGTCATTCTCTGTCCACGGCTTACCAATCGTCATCTCTTGCGGTGACTTGGCTCGGATCCGGCTGGTGCAGTAAACCTCTACCAGTTCTTCAAACTGACCCTTGATCGTCAGTTCTTTCGGCACCTCGATGTGTGTCGCCGTCTCAAGCAAACGGTTCACATACTCCTGCCAGTCTGGCGCCTTCATGATCGGCGGCATGACATCCAGCTGCTCCATGCAAGCGCGTTGGAACTGCAAGGGCATCTGCAACTGTTCGGTGGACAACTCCAAGCGTCGGCCATCCACATCAAGGAAGTACAGGCGCGGTTCCGACTTCTGTATCGTCAGGCCTGTAATACCAGGCATTGAGCCATTCTTACCCACACCAAACTTGGCCTCGCGACACGCGGCCTTGTCACAGTGACTGCCCATCGGCTCTTCCTTGCACAGGTAGCCGTAGTCCTTCTTCTTGTGCTGGTTCTGGATCGTCACGATCTCGTTGGCCGGCAGTGAAGGCTTGCAGTATTTCTGATTCCACTTCTCCAGCGTGGTCTCCCACGAATCTGGATGCATCATCTTGGCGGTCACCGCCGCATGAAACATGACCTTGTTTCTGGTGCCGTCAGGCACGGAGGTAGCGAACATGATCCGCAGACACGGCGGCATCTCCCGCAACTCGTCGTCGTCACTGGCAAACTCTAGCTTGCGTAGGTCATCAAGCGTGACCTTCTTCTTATCTACCTCTCTGAGAAACTGTTCTAGGGTCAGCTCTTCTCCCTTTGAGTTAATGGCATAACGTAATGTGTTTTCGGCGTCGAAGTACGGCAGGTTGATGAAGTTGCCCACATCGCCCCGCTCCGCCAGAATTTTGTTCTGCTTCGGAAAGACCTCGCACCCGCCATAGCCAAGCACCGCAGCGAACTCCATGAGATGGTCGCGCATGTCCGTGGCACTCACCCAGTCCTGCATGAACAGGAACAGATGCGCCCCTCCTGATTTTGATCGGCAAACAACTAGGGGTAGCTTGAAACGGCGGCACTTCTTCAAGATCTCAAGATGATCGACCGGGTATGTGTCGATATCCAATGCACCCAACTTGCACATGTTCTGATCGTTGATCGGAATAGATCCGACTCCATGTTCGCCCTTGAGGTGCCCTGCTACCAGATCCTTGGTCAGCGGCTCTCTGACGATGAAACTCTTTGCCTCTGTCTTACCGTTCTTCCTTACGTTCCCTACCGTTGTTTGACCGTGTGCTACGCTGGAGCCTTCAAAGGCCGCAGCGAACCGGTCTGTTGTTGTCATCATTTACTCCGCGAAAAAGGGGCGACAGGCCGTGCTACCTGCCGCCCCAACTGATTAGAAGGGGATGTCGTCATCCTGTGGTGGGATGTCGTTACCAGCCGGAGCCGAGTCTTGAACAGGCTCCTCCTCTTGCTGGGGTTTAACCTCACCCTTCATAATCTGTTCGCGGAACTTCTTTGCTTCTGCGAATACATCGGCACGATCCACGACTCCTAGCTTGGAGATCGACCACGACGACCACGAGCCTCGATCATTGGACTCATCAACGCCTGTGAAGTTCCACATCACACCATACAGCGGCGGAGTCCGGTAGTTACCCTGCGAGTCCTGAACCTTCTGCATGGAGATCTGTGTCTTCCAACGCCGGCTGACCTTGAGGCCGGTGGAGCGGAAGTCGATGACAGCTTTTTGTGTGCTGCCATCCTCATCAATGATCACACAGTAGAAGTTGTCAGACTTAACCAACTCACTCTCAATGTGGCCGTTGGCGTCCTTGATGTACTCCTTGGCACCGTCCCGCGTGACACGCTTCAACAGCGTAGCCAACTCGGTGTCGGCCATCGTGTATCGACCAATGATCTTCTCATCCGACTTGTGTGTGTAAATGGTTTCCTGGTGCACTGGGATGACAGTGATACCTTTCTCTGGATCCCAAATCTGCTTGGTGATGGTGTTGTAGATTTCACCGGCACGAAGCTCTTTGATGAACTCAGGCTTTGCTTTCTGCATTGCCCCAGACATTGGGTGCGCCAAACGAACAAACGGCACCTCCATGTCGTTCACGTTGAAGTCTACGCCAGCGCCCTCGTCAGAGACCATCTGATCAATCAGGTCGGTGGAGACTGCGGTCTCCTTCTTCTTTGCTACTTGTGTACTCATTTTGAGTTCCTCTTCACTTCAGCAGTTCTTGCTACAAACGCTCCAAACATATCCAAGTCGATAGGCAGGCCCTGTTCAACGCGCTCACGAACAAACGCTTTCAAGGTCATGCTATGGATATGCGTCTTCTGTTCTGGGTGGAAACCCTTCTGCTCGAGGTCGTACATTACGTCCCCAGCTTGGTTATCCTGCCCACGACCAAACGACACGATGATGTCGTTCTTGATGATGTCGTCCAGACCATGTTCACGGAGCCAGTTGAAAGCCTCCTGCTTCCGGTCAGCAGGGATTGACGCCGTCACAAATGGCTTCAGCTTGACGGACAGGCCGTCAACATCCACGCGCTCCAAACTCATTTCATCCATGAGCATGGGGATCTGTTCAAACGCAATCGACTGTTTTTCTTTTTTCAGTGCTTTGAGATGTTGTTCAGCGTCATCAATCTGCTGCTGAATGTTATTCAACTGGCGCACTAAGCCAGATAGTTTTTTGCCGTTCTCTGCCTGCACGCCTTGCAGCGCATCAGCATCAAAGGGCTGGTCTTCGTCGCCGAAGATATCCACCTTGTTTTGCATAGCAAGTACATCCTCTTCAGGTTTAGTGGGCTTGACGGAACCATTCCGAAGCCCTATGTTCGGACAATATAGGAGGACATAGATGGAAGTCAACTACAAATTCAAAACGGAACCCTATGGGCACCAGGTCGAGGCCTTGCTTGAGTCTATAGAGCGGTGTTGGTTTGGATTCTTCATGGAGATGGGGACTGGTAAATCAAAGGTTCTGATTGATACCATCGCCTATCTCGCCAACCTTCATAAGATTGACTTCGCCTTAATCATTGCACCGAAGGGCGTATACCGCAACTGGATCAACAAAGAGATCCCGCAGCACTTTCCGAATGACATCCCGCATAGCGTCTGTGCTTGGAAGGCGAACCAGACCAAAGGGTACAAGGATGAAGCTCGCGAGTTTTTCCACTCAGAAGAGCAAGGCGTGAAGATATTCGTTATGAATGTGGAGGCGTTCTCCAGCGCGAAAGGTAAATCGGCTGGATTGTGGATGGCCGAGAAGTTCGGGCGACGAGGCCTTATAGCTATTGACGAGTCTACGACCATCAAGAACCATAAGGCCA